GTACCCCTCCTTTCGAAAAAATTTTTGTGAGACACGAAGCGAATTTGGGATAGGTGACAATTTTTGTCGGGTTAGATGTTAATAGATTGCGAATAACTTGTGACACATTTTGACTTGACAAATTTTGTCAAAAACATAATTTTTATAAAAACCAAAAAACAAAAAAGGACTAAAATGAAAGATAAGCATAAAATATTTAGAATGGATGACTCTGGAGAATGGGAGAAGGTCACTTGGAGAAGTGGAGATCTAAAAGAAATGCAAAAGGATGAAAAGAAATGCCAAAACAAAAAAGATACTTAACTCCAAGTGAGGTTTTATTGAAGCTTGCGGTGGATCATTGGGAACACATGGGATATACTAAGCAAGATATTAAAGATCTTACTGGCTTTTCTACTCCAAATCAAAAAAGAGCATACTATCGAGCAGTGGGTTATTTCTTTAAAGGGAAAACAAAACAAAATGCAGAGGTTGATTTATGGAAGGAATAGAAGTTAAAAAGCGAGGCAGGCCAAAAGGATCAACAAAAGAAAAAGCTGCAAAGAAAAAGATTATTAAAAAGAAATTTAAAGCTTCCGAAGAATCCAAAAAGGCAAAGCCAAAGAAATCTAAAAAGACATCAGAAGAGTTAATTGATGATATTGTAAAGAATCAAGATTCAATCGAGAAAGATTTGGAGCTATTATCTTCTGATGAGTTGGATGATGAGGCGAAGCGAGCCATGATCAGAGCAAGAAACTCTCAAGCGAAAAAGCAAGAGAGACTAAATGCAGTTGCTGAATCTAGTTTGGTGGAAAAAGAACACGCAATGAGAGTAATTAGTGGTATTTGTCAAAGGTTCGTTGAGCGCCTTAATAATACACCAGATAAATTAACACCACAATTACACAAAAGAAGTAAATCAGAGATTAGAGAGAAAATGGTTAAAGAGTTTGATTTCTTGAAAGCTGATTTTATTCAATTTATAAATGAAGGACTATAATGGCGGTTTCATGTAGATGCGGAAAGCCAATCGTAAAAGCAGGCAGATGCCGAGCTTGTTACGAAGTAGATAGAAGAGCAAGGATCAAAGAAGAGAGCCAAGTGAGCCATCTTGAGACAATCTCGGAAAGCTTTGAAGAACTTATTAGCTCTCAATTGATTTCTATTTTTAATACAGATACAGATCAAAAGATCACAGATTGGACTGAGCAAAATATCTTTCTTCCCGATGGTGAAGGTTTCTTCTCAGTATCGCATCCAGATTGGACAATGGCGCCAGAGATGGAGTTTATATTTGAGCAGTTAAAGAATCCAGACGTAAAAGAAATTTATTTACAATTTGGATCGCAGTCTTCAAAAACATTATTTCAAATATGCGCTATGAGTTGGTTTATAGCAGAGCGCAAGGTAAATGGTTTATTTGTTCCGCCAGATGAAAGACTCATAAAACGTCTCCAGGTGAGGATGCACAATATTTGGGAGAAATCGCCAATAGTTAACTTTGAACCAAAAAAAGGTGGAAAGGAATTTAGCAGCTTTGGAACAAATAGGATCGCATGGGGGTTGGCCACTTCTCCAAGTTCACTGGCTGAGATGCCTGCTGATTTTGTTGATTTCGATGAAATTGATGAGATCAAGGAGCAAGACATTAATCCAATTCAATTGGCACGTTCAAGGGGTAGAACAAAGCCAAACTTCAAACTTATACTTGCATCAACTCCTAAAAAGTTGGCAGGTAATGGCGGCATCCAAGATTACTATAACAATAGTAAAAGATTCTCAATTGAGATGCAGTGTCCACATTGTAGCGAATGGTCGGAATTCATGGAGGAACATATTCAAGCCGAAGAGGGTGCAGATTATAGGGCCATCGAAGCCAAAGGACTTGGCTATGCTATCTGCCCTTCAAATGGATGCGAAATAACCGATGAACACCATGAAAAAATGGTAATGAGCCAAAGATGGAAAGATCAAGATCCAGAGCTGCCCATGACCTATATAGGCTTTCACAAAGCATCTTGGAACACTATACACAATGATTTCTCAAGTATAGCAGCCAAGCGCCTTAAATCAAAAGAAGAGGGAACAAATAGCTTCAAGGATTTCTATAACTCGGAATGTGCTAGGCCAATAGACTTAGAATCGATGGGAGGTGATTTAGAATATCAAGAGCTTACTTGTGATTATAAGAGAAAGCAGATTCCTGCAGATGTGAAAGCCATTACTGTGGGAGTGGATCTTGGAAAGAATCTAGCTTCTTGTGTAGTTACTGGATGGGCAAAGAATAACATTAAGTATAAAATTTATGAGCAAGAGATCGCTTGGGATGATCGAGACTGGGACAAGGTAGAGCGTGGGGTATTACATTTATTGGATGATATTAGAACAGAATTTGTATATCTTGGTGATGGGCCAAAGCCTATGTTTACTGGTGGAGCATTTGATGCAGGATACAGATCCAATTTAGTTTATGACTTTTGCCGCAGGTATCCATTATGGATTCCAATCATGGGCCAAGAGCCTTTATCAAAGCCAATATTAATAAAGCCTGCCGATCCACAGAAGAAATACGGAAAGCAATCTAAGGGAGTAAATCTATACAATTTAAAAGCTTACTATTGGCAGGATGTATTCCAAACTGCATTAGAGAAAGCAGCAGGAACAGAAGGATCATGGAATATTCCCACAGATTATACAGATAGATATGTGAATCAGCTAAATAATGAAGTAAAGCGATTGGTTCAAGACAACAAAGGATTTCAAAAAGAGATATGGACAAAGAAATATAAGGGAGCCAAGAACGATTATAGAGACGCATCTATATATAGTATGGTTCGAGGATATACTTTAGATCTTGATAAAATGCGAGATAAACCTGCACCAGAAAAGCGCAGATCAAATATTCCAAGTTACAAAAATAACACGATGAATCGGCGCCAACAATTTAATAGACGATAAACCCTTGACAAATTAAAAACAAGTTATATTTAACTTATGGCAGCGACTTGGAATGATTTAGCAGACGAAATAAAACTCAAGATTCAAGAGATGACTGAGACAGGTGAGTGGAATATTCAAAGCGTAACTTCTTTGGATGGAATCTCCCATACATTTTACTCAATGGCAGAGCTTATGGCCTTTTATGATAAGGTAAATTCATATGCTCAAGGCGAAGAGGATGAAGCAACAAAGCCTAAATGGAGGCCCATAGCTATGCGCAGGAGTGGATTTAGACGATGAGTAAGGCCTATGTAGCAGGTACAAGAAATGCCTTAGATCAGTACCAGGTACCGAATTCAAGATTAGGTGAAGACAGCTTATTAAATGGTGATTATTACACTATTATTGACAATTGCATGGATCTTATCCGTAATAGTCCAACAGCTAAGAGTATTGTTCAAGCTATGGAAGATTATGTGGCAGGATCTGGATTAACGCCAGGCGCAGGCACAGAAGCGGCTCGCAAAGTTTGGAATAGATGGGCATCTGGTACAGTAGATCTTGCAGGAACCAAAACATTTAATCAAATTTTTAGAGATATAGTTTATCAAATTGGCTCAACAGGTGATGTTCTTTTAACTACTCCAATTGATCCGAACGTAGGCAATGATTCAATCGCATTGAGATTGGAATTAACAAGCGGCGCCCGAGTTTGTAGCCCTAAAGAGTATGGGAACAAAAAAGATATTTATGGCAATACTGTAAAGTTTGGTGTTGCATATCGAGATGGTGTTGAGGTTGGTTATTATGTTAAAAACAATGATTCAGTAAATGGCCGCAACGATGTAAAAAATTTCCGATATATTGAGAAGTATGATACGGAGACAGGTCGATTAAATGCTTGTTTAATTCGCAGACCTGCAGGTATGAGCGCAGAGCAAACTAGAGGTTTGTCTATGCTTACACCAGTTTTTACAGCCATCAAGGATCTTGATGATTTAATTGTTTCAGCAGTTCAAGGCTCAAGAAATAAAGCTCTTTTATCAGTTATTTTAAACAGTTCTAGTCCATCCGATGCTTATAGTGGTATCGGCGCAGTAGATCCAGACACAGGAGCTTTAATAGAAGCCAATGATGATAATGGTGAGGCTCAGATAGTTGGATCGTTACCAGATGGTGCCATTATGACTGCGCCAGAGGGGACTACTGCATCAGTAATTAATTCAAGTGGCGATATCGATAGAGATGCGCTTATTTTACGAGCATTAAAAATTGTTTCAATGGGGAGTGGAGTGCCATATGAAATATTGGCTAAAGATCTTAGTGGAGTTAACTTCTCTGGTGGTAAACTTGCATTTGATAGCTTTTTTAGGTTGACTCAATTTTGGACAGATGAATTAATCAAGGTATTCCAAGAGATTAATAAGTGGATTCAGATTGAGGCATCTTTAAAAGGCTTTGGAGTTGAAGAATTAACACCAGAAAACATTCTTTTAGAGTTTATTGGTTCGCAGAATTATGTGGATGCTGATCCTGCTAAGAACTCAAAAGCAGAGACTGAAAGAATTGGGAACAACATTACATCAACAACTAGAATACTCGCTCAAAAGGGTGTTCAAATTGATCAGATTTATTTGGAAAAGGCCCAAGAGTATTTAAAAGCCGAAGAGTATGCAGCAGAGTGGGGAGTACCTTTAGAGGTTTTATATTCATCTACTCAAGGCAAAGCAAATGCTGAGATTGAAGTAGAAGAAGAAATTGAACAAGATGATTCAATTACAGAAGAGACAATTAATAACAAATTTAAAGGTTTAGAATTATGAGAACCATTTTAGTATTCAATGAAATCGGTGGAATGGGTACTACTTCCGAGATGTTTGCAAGAGAGTTAGAATTCGCAAATGGCGAAGATATTGAAGTAAGAATCAATTCAGTAGGTGGTGAAGTCCAAGAGGGTATCACTATTTATAATCTACTTAAATCTTATGCAGGCAATGTCAAGGTAATTGTAGATGGATGGGCGGCTTCAATAGCTTCCATTATTGCTTTGGGTGGTGATGAGCTAGTAATGAATGAAGGCTCATTTATTATGATCCACAATCCTTGGACAGGCATGATGGGAGAAGCCAAAGATCTACGTCAAGAAGCAGACTTATTAGATTTAATGACTAATGAACTTGTTAATATTTATGTTCAAGCTACTGGATTGGATGAAGGTGAGATTCGTCAAATGATGGATGAAGAAACCTGGTTAAATCCAACAGATGCAATTGAAAAAGGTTTTGCAGACTCAGTAGCGACTTTCAATAAAGTTGCAGCTTGTGTTTCCAAAGATCAAAAAACAAAATATTTTTATAAAAACGCACCAATGGAGCTAACAGAAATGAATCAAAAAGAAGTTATTCATAATGAAGTGGCTGAAGCTGAGCTTGAGGTTCAAGAAGAGGCTTTAGTTGAGGAAGAAATTGAGCAAGAAGTAGAATTCGAAGATCTTCAAATTATAGCAGAAGCAGAAGAAGCTTTGCTTGAAGAAGATCTAGAAGAAGAGCTTGCAGCTATCGAAGAAGAAGAAGAGGAATCTGAGTATTTCACTTTGGAAGAGATGGAGCTTTATGCTGCTGAGAAGCTTGAAGAAGAATTTATTCGCCAAGCTGAGATCAAGGCGCTTGCTTTTAAAGGTCAAGAGGATTTAGTAGAAGAATTAATTAAAGAGAAATCAACTATTGTTGATGCTCAAAAAAGAATTATTCAAAATGCTAAAGAACTTCAATTGACTGCAAATCGTGAAGAAGTCGAAAAAGGCGATATTTTAAAGAAACTTAATTCGAATGCTCCAAAAGCTTTAGATTTGAAAGAATCAGAAGAAGAGACAATTGAATCATTAAGAAAACTTGCGGCGAAGGAAAAGAATCCTGCTGCAAAAAGAGAAATCATCAAAAAAATTAACAAATTAAAATAAGGAATTACTATCATGGCAGTTACAAGTCAAGAAATTACAGAAATCGCACAGGAAGCGATTGATTCAAAAAGCCCTGCTTTTGTAGAGCTTGAATCGTTCTCAACTAAACTTTCAGACGAAGGTAAAGAAGAGGGTGATGTTCTGAAAGTTGGAGTTTATTCCAAAAACTCTAGTTCAGATTTTAACGTATCTACTAACAACTACGAAACAGAAGATGGTGGTGGTGTATCTTATGTGAATGTAACTCTTGATAAACATATCAAGTCAACTTTCACAATCTCAGCACAAACTACTTACTTTGACATGGCTCGCATGATGAAGGGTGCTGTTGTAGCGGTTGCAGAAGGCGCAAACAAATACGTTTATGACCTAATCACTGCTGCAAACTATACTACTGTTGGTTTCACTGGCGCAGCTTCTACATTTGATCACGTTGATGTGGCTGATCTTTGGAACACTGCTCAAGATGGCCAATACGCTGCTGATGAGCGTTCAATGATCTTAACTAACCCATACTATGCTTCTCTTCTAAAAGATGCTAACTTGGCAGAATGGGATAAAGCAGCAACTGATGAGACTTTGCGTGATGCAGTAGTTCGTAAACTATACGATTTTGATACTATGTCTTCTAATGTTCTTGCTACTTCTGCTGGTGCAGTAGGTGTTGAGAATCTAGTTGGTTTCATTACTGATAAATCTGCAATGGCAGTGGCTACTGGTCTTCCTGCTATTCAAGATCCAGAATCAACTGCTTTAGTTCAAATGGTTGAAACTATGCAGGCGCCAAATGGTCTTACTATGCAATTCCGCAAGCATACAGATCCTGCATCTGGTGCAGTATTTGGTACTGTTGAACTTCTTATTGGTCGTCAAGTTTGCGATGCTACTCGCCTTGCAAGACTTATATCTGCTTAATAGAGTTCAAATCATAACAAAACATGAGCCTCTCCAATGGGAGGGGCTTTTTTTATAAAAGGAGAAAAATATGAAATATTCTGTATTAATCGGAGTGGATGAAGAAACTGGAGAATTTGAAGCTTTAGCAACTGGCAACTTTACGGAGATAAACAAGCAAGCTAAGAAAATGGTAAGCGACAATCCAACTAAATGGCCTAAAGTAAAGATCATTTATGGAGAAAGACAGACTTTCAGATGCGCTGAACCAAAGCCAAAAGCTAAACGTGGAAGAAAGCCCAAAGAAGAAGAATAATGGCAAAGAAAAGCGGTTTTGAATTTGTGAACATGAAGCCTTCACTAAAGAAGATTGAAAAGGATATTAATTCGATTCAGTCTTCTATTGGTGGCGCTCATGCAGAGATTATAAACTTAGCTCAGATTGTTATTAAAAGAGAAGGTTTTTTGAATGGTGTAAATTCAAGGATTTCATCTGGGAAAAGACCACAATATGCTCCAGTACCAGGAGCGAACTTAACTAGAAAAAGAGGCGGTGATCCAACTTTCCACAAAAGCAAATTAGTGGATCGAGGTGGATCATTGCCTAATATATTTCAAGAATTAAACTTTTCAAAAGGCCCATTAGGATCCAGTACATTATATTCAGCTTCAAATGAAGGTATCGATGTACGAATCATAAAAACAAATAGACAAATCAAAGCCATTTATTCCTTAAAAGGAAAGTATGACAGAATATTTGGAATATTTGAAAATGGTGGAAAAAAAGAAAAGATTACATCTCCAAATGGCAAGGTTAAAAACATTAGAAGAGGCCAAAAGAGAATAGTTAGGCAAGGACTCGGAAAAGCATTGCGTAGGTGGAGTAAAATAAATAAATTTTATTTAGATAGAACACTAAAAGAAAGAAGCTTGGCAAAGATATGATTTATAGAGAACAGAAATTAGAAAAAGTAACTCTTGCGAGTGGTGATATTTGCAAAGAATGTATTCTTTTGGATTGCATCGTTCCAAATGGTGTTCATCTTGAAGGCTGCTTGGTAGTTGAAACACCAAAAAAGAAAAAAAAGAAAACTAAAGAGTGTGCGAAGTGCAAGGATCAAGATGGAAAATGCGAAGATTGCATTGAGGTTAACGAGTAATGCCATCCGATAAATCTGGACAGCTAATAGCAGAGCTTGGATCGTATTATCAAGCAATCAGCGCAGTGGGCGGTTATCATAATACTGTGGTGGCTAATGGTGTTCAGTATGGAGTGGAATCTTTTAATGATAGAGGTTTAAAAGATGCTGATTATCCAAGAGTTACCATTATTGCTAATCAGACAATTGTTCCAGAGTTTTCAACTAAAAGCTGCTCAAGAACGCATATAGAGATTACAGTTCATGGTTACTTGCGGAAAACAGGTAACAGAGAAGAAGATTTAGCAAGTTATCAAGCTACATTGGCATGGTCAAAAGATCTAAGAGATGCTTTCAGAGCATACTTAAATGGTCAAGATGGCGGCGATGTGGATGCAGATCTTCTCAATTCAGAATTACAACAACAAATCGGATATTCAACAAATACTGTTGTGGTATCTCAATCATTTACATTAGGTTTTGACGAAAAACTAGGAGTATAAATAAAATGGCACAAAGTAAAGATTATGCTTTAAGGCATGGACTAAAGAAAGCAGTAGGTAATACACCAACTAGCGCAGAGCTTTATGGTGGTGGAACTTATCCAACTACTGGAGCGAATTCACAAACAAGATGGAATGAATTAACCATCACAGATACACCAGAGAAATATCAAGATGTTTCTTCTACTGGTAATCAATTTTTAAAAGATAAAGAAGTATCAAATGTTCCAGTTACTTGGACAGGTTCGACTTCTGTATTTGTTGATAATTCACTAACTGAGCTTGTATCTGCTATGGGTTATGAAGATCTTAGCGGCCCAATTAACTATGATACAACAAAGTATGCTCATTTAATTACTTTGCAGCCACAAGGTAAAGATCAGCGCCTCTACACATCGGCAGAAGCGGCATTGGCAACTGCAAACCTTTCTCTTTCTCCTGCTTATAATGCAGCAGATCAAATCAATACTTATTTAAAAATAGGTACTGAGATGGGGCCTTACGATAAATTCTGCGAAAATGCAAATATTTCTGAATTTACTCTATCATGCGAATCTAAAAATCCATTAATGCTTGAAATGAGTGGGCAGGGTGAGATTGCAGCATATGATACAGCTAAAACAGAATCATCTACCTGGACTGATCGAGTTGGATGTGATGAAAATAAGTTTTTTATGCGCCATGCTACTTGTGAATTTGGCCCAGTTGGTTCAGCTATTGATAAAGCTATTTTTAACTTTTCTGTAACAGTATCTCAAGGGGTGGCAGATGATCTTTTCCCTACTGGTACTTCAAACAACGGATTAAGCAGAGCAGAGCCAGTATCAACTGGTGAGCAGACTGTTCAAGTTGAATTTCAGATCAACAAGCACGATACTATTGATTATAAAAACTATGAGCAAACAGATACTGAATGCCAGCTAAAAATCGCTTTTGTTCGTGGTGATAAATCATTGGATCTTCTTTTCCCTGCATTAAATGTTATTAGTGCAGAGCCAGAAGTATCAGATGGTTCAAAAATCAATATTACTGCTGAAGCGCACATTCCATGCCAAGCAGATCCATTTACTACTGAGCGTTCGATTAGTGGAACTGAGCAAACTCTATTGTATCCAGAAACACCATTTTATATGATGCTTTCAAATGCAAATAGTGAGAATGGACTTCGTTACGAAGGTTAAAGACTAGGTTCGAACCTTCTTAAGCCTCCTGGAATTCTCCACCAGGGGGCTTTTTTTATTTTAAACAAGTTATATTTATTTATGGAGAATAAAAAGGAGACTAGAATGGCGCTATCATTTCAGCCAAAAGGCCCAGTATTTATTGAAGATGGTACTGAGATCCATTTTAAAAGAGTATCGCAAGCAGATCTAAATAAATTTAACTTAGATCATAATCCATTTAAAAATAGATCCACAGAAGACAGGAAAGAGATCTATAAAAAGATAGCAGATGGAAAGCTTGATGAAATTGAACTAACACCAGATGAAAAGTATATAACAGACTCTCAAATGAGTACATTCTGCTTAGAGTTTGTTGCAGATGTAAAGAATTTGGTGGATCAAGAGGGAACAGTGATAGATTTTAATTCACTTCCAAAAGATCACAAACTTATATTTTTTGAGGATTTATATTTTAATGATGATGATTTTAGGGATTTTGTGATAGCTGTTAAAAACGGAGCTAAAAAAAAATTTACTGAAATGGCTCAAGATTAAAGAATATGGATTCGAGCAAAATTCATGTATCTCATGTAGGGAAGATCCAGAAGAAGCTGATGAGCTTGTAGATGGGGTTCCCTTTTGCTTGAAAGAGGGATATTGTAAACATTTAAAAAATGTTAAATCAATCATCCACAAAGAACAACTTGAAGGCAATCCATTAAACTTTCTTTTAGGTGGGGCGCTTGAAAAGTTTGAAGTAATTAGTGAGCAAATCTATTCTTTAAGTCCTTACGATGGCATCAAACTACCTACTGCAATGTTTACACCATATATGGAGGGCGAAGTAGATCTTTCAGCTTCTGAGTTTATGGAGTTACTATCTCTAAAAACAAGCTATATTAGGAATAGTATCTTGACTGAAAGACTAAAGCAGCAGAGGAAAAATGGCTCTTGAATTTAGCATTGAAATAGATGATAAAGGAACTCCAAAGTTAAGGAAATTCCAAGGTGAAGTAAAAAAGACTGGTGAAAATTCATTAACTGCATCTCAGTCAATTATAGCTGTATCTAAAGGTTTGGCAGCAATTGGAGCCACAGCCGCAGCAGGTGGAGCAGCTTTATTTGCATTCTCCAAAGAAGTAGCAGGCTCAAGAGACAAGATCACAAAGCTAGGTCGAGAATTTGGAGTAACTACTGAATTCTTGAGTGGTATGGGCCATGCTGCTCAATTAGGTGGATCCGATTTAAAGACTGTTGAAAAAGGGATGGCAAAGCTATCAAGAACTGTTGCGGATGCTCAAAGCGGATTAGCAACTGCTCAACGTGGATTTACAGATTTAGGAATTCAAATAGAAGATTCAAATGGTGTATTAAAGACTAATGATCAGCTTTTGTTTGAAGTGGCAGATAAATTTAAAGAAATGCCAGATGGAGTAATGAAAGCTGCAAAGGCTCAAGAGATCTTTGGGCGATCTGGTAAAAATCTAATTAATACACTAAATCAAGGCTCAGAAGGTTTAAAAAGACAAATATCAGAAGCCGAAGCATTAGGTATTGCTTTCTCAGAGGAAGCAGGCAAAGAAGCAGAAGCATTTAATGATGAATTATTAAGACTTGAGACTGCTGCTCAAGGTTCATTAACGCCAATTGCAGACGAAATGATCCCATTAATTACAAATGCCTTTATGGAGCTTCAAACTGCGGTGGGAATTGCAGGCCCAGGTATGATTCAAATATTTGAAGCATTAAAGCCTGTCCTCAAGGACACTTTAGGTTTATTAGTGGATACTGCTTTAGGTTGGAGCCAAATTGTAAAAGAAATTGGTGATTTCTTAGACTTCAAAAAAGAGCTTGAAAAACGGGATGAGGAAACAACAGATAAAGAAATCACTAATCTTTTGAAAAAGATGGATGCCAACAAAAAGGCCCATGATGAAGAAAAAAAGCTTGCTGAATTAGCTGAAAAAAATGCGGAAAGAATAGCAGAGCAAAAGTTAATAAATGCTAGAAGATTCCGAGAAAAGAGAAGAAAAGAAGCAGAGCGAGCAGCCGAGCGCCATGCAAAGGAATTAATTAAGATTGAAGAAAAGCAGCTTCAAGAACAAGAAAAAATGCTCGATGAGATCTTTAATAAAATAAAGGAAGAGCAAGATAAAGAGCAAGCTGAGAAAGAAGCTTTTGCTGATAAACAAAAAGAAATGGAAAGAGATCTAACCAATTTCTTCAAAAGTGAAAATGATCTCAGATTAGCTGAAATAAAAGAAACCTATGATAAAAGAGTAGAATACTTGGGAGCTACAACAGAAGTTGAGAAGGCTCGCATGATGGAAATAGCAGAGCTTCAAAAAGAAATTGAGCAGCAGCGCCGCAATGATTTGGAAAATCAATTTAATCAAATTGGCGAATTCGCAAGTATTGCATCAACTACCTTAAACAATATTTATCAAAAAGATCAAAACAATATTAATAGTAGATTTGATGAAAGACAGCAAAAAATAGAAGAATCATTTGCTCAACAAATCAAGGCGGCAGAGGGAAATGCTAAAAAAGAAGAAGAACTTGCAAGACGTAGAGATGAGAAGCTTAAAGCTTTGGATGTTAAGCGTGAAAAGGAGCTTCAAAGGTCTGCAAAGAGGACAGCATTATTTAGGAAAAGAGCAGCGCAATTAGAAGCCATTGTAAATACTGCAGCAGCAGTCACAAAAGCAGGGGTAATTACTCCATTGGCTATTGCTACTGGTATTGCAGGGGCTTCACAAGTGGCTCTCATAGAATCTCAGCAATTCTTCAAAGGTGGCATGACTGGAGAAAGTGGCCAAGAGAACATCTCAGTAGGTGAGAATGGCCGAGAGTTTGTAGTCTCAGCAGGTGGAACCAGACAAGCAGGAGAAGCAGCGCTTCAAGATATCAACAATGGACGTTTAGAAGATGCAGCAAATAGATTATTAGCTCAATCAAACAGGCCTAGTGGTGGCATTACATTACAGATAAATGGTGGAATAATTGATGAGCAATTTTTAGAAAATTCATTAATTCCAAGAATAAAAGAATTTGAAAGAAGAATTTAATGGCGATTACATTCGGAACATTGACAATTGATAAAGGTATCGAGCATACTTCTCAATTTTGGATTGAAAGGATCAATCAAAAGAGCCAAAGAAGTGCAGCAGGTAATACATTTACATTTGATAATTCAAGATCTGTTTTGCGTGGAGTGATTGAAATCAGATACGTCACAAAGACAGAAGCGGATAATTTTAGAGATTTTATAGCAAATACAGTTAGATTCTCTCGGTTTAAGTTTGATATCATTCCAGAAGCCTACGATGATGTAGGGGCAGGGATTGGAGTAACTTTAACAGATGCAGAGTTTGATGGGGATCTTTCAACTCAAAGTATCATAAAACCAATTGGAAAAGCTAATAAATTCAACATTAGCTTACCTTATTATAAAGCAATTGATCCAACAGTGGCGAACGTAGATCATGAAGGGGTGGTATCTTAATGCCTATTCAAAATGAAAAATTTAGTTTATTAGTGAGTGATTCTTCTGGAAATCCATTAACAGGATCATTAGTAGAATTAAGAAAAGATGCAATGATCTATACTCTTACAGAAGTGGGTAATGGTTGGTATTCTATGAATAGCATCCCTACTGGAAAGTATAGCGTATTTGTTGATAGTGTTGATACTGGTGAGACCAAAGCAGTAGGAAGTGGCCAAATAGCAGCTTTAGGTAATACTGCGGATAGCGTACCAGTATCAGATGCCACAGAGTATAGTTTTCAAGATCCAACTACATTAAAAACTACTTTATCATTGAATAATGTTACAAATGTAGCGGTTCCATCTCCAACTGGATCAGATGCAAACAAAGTAGTTCGAGTTGATTCCAATGGTGATTATGTGCTTGCATCGGTTACAGCTAGTGGATTTGAATCTGTTTATGAAATATTAACAACTGCGGATCTTACTATCGCTTTGAGTGATGAGTACGATTCAAAGCTTCTTGTGATTTCAAGAGAAGACTTTAACTTCACAAATGCGCAAACTTTCGAAGTATGGGGATCATGTTCTATAATTGTGGCAAATACTTCTGAGCCTTTCCAATGGTCTTCAAATGCAGTTAATGCTACCTTTAATCTAAAAAGTGGCGCCGATTCCTCATTAACAGGAATGTTCTTTTTGAATGGTGTAATTGCTTTTGGCGATACTTCTGATTATACTCTTAATATTCCCTGGAAAGTGACTAATCTTGATTTTATCTCACCAGAAGTGAGCAGATCAGTAAATGGATCAAGTACATTAACTTATGAATTATTAAAAGCTGCGATCCCAGGAAGCGTAACAGTAACAACTGCTCAAGATTGGTGGCAAAATTCAGCAGCCGATAAACTCGATACAGTAGCAGCAGGAACAAATGTTACCATAGATAATACAGATCCTCAGAATCCTATTGTTAATACAGTTCCAAGTGGTTCAGATACTCAATTGCAATTTAACGATGGTGGCTCATTTGGTGGTGATACTGGACTGACTTATAATAAAACTACTGACTCCTTAACTGTTTTAGGTAATGTGAATGTAGGTGATGTTCTCAATTTAGGAACAACAACTAACTCACCTGCTAGTGGTGGTGATGTTTGGTACGATGGAACCAATTCCAATTTTGAAAGTGGTTTAAACCTTACAGGAACTAACAAAGGTATCCATGGTACTGGTGGTAATGATGAGTATTTATATATCACAAATAGATCAGACTCAATAAGTGGTGCTAGTATAAGACTTATTGATAGTACAGTAGATGGCGAATATGGTCAATTAAGAAGTTACACAACAGAGGTGCTTGATTGGTATTCAAATTTTATTAAGTCTTATGTTCCAATTAGACTTAATACTGTAAGTCCTGTTTCGTCTGTTAATGGTGAAATTTGGTACGATGGAACAAATATAAAGGCACACGAAGGTGGTGTAAGTGGTAAACTAGCTTATAAAGATGTAGATAATAACTTTAGTACAGATCAAGCCTTTCAAGGCGATATAAATGCTTCACAAGTAGTGAATCTAGCTTCCTATAATAATGTGTCACCTATAACAGGCGATATTTGGAGAGACTCTACAAGTGGAGCAATAGAGATTGAAGGTGATACTACTGTTAATGGTGATCTAGATGTAAATGGTTCTGTTTTCTTAAGTTCAAATCGTAGACTCTACGCAAATAGTTATGTTGATCTTGAAGACGAAACAGGTTGGGGTGTTCGTTTAGATGGATCAAACGATGCTCTTAGACCTTTAGTGGATAATGATACTGAATTAGGTATAAGTGTTCGCAGATGGTCAAAAGTATGGGCAACAGATGGAGATTTTAGTGGCAGTGTAAACATTGGTGATGTTTTAAACCTTGTGCCAAGAGCTTCAGACCCTACAAGTCCTGCTGATGGTGATATTTGGTATAATTCCACAAGTGGAACTTTCAAATGTAGAGCTAATGGTGTAACAGAAACAATAGCCTTCGTATAGGAGATATAAAAATGGCTTTTAACAAAGAAATCAATAAAACAGTATCAGTTGGAGCTTACCAAGTAACCTTCAACGATGATAAAAAAACTGCTCAAATTAGCTACTCACAATATGAAGATGATGTAGCAGTAGCATTTGTCAAAACTATAAATATTAGCTTTGATAAATTAGCAAAAGTAGATTTAGATGGCTTCACTTCGGTTATGGAATATATTCAAACTTTATGTGATTCTTTTAACCCAGAGAATCCAGATAAATTAGAACTAATAGATTAAGTATAGAGGAATAAATGAGCTTTATTATTAAGAAACTTAAGGTTAACAAAAATGTTACCATCGACAATGTAGCTTATACAGCAGGCCAATTTGTTTTAGTTGATGAAGCTTTATTAACGGATGAATTTGTAAATGAAACTGCGCTAGATCAAAAGAATGGAATTAACTCAATTGATTTTATCTTATTAGATGATACAGTAATAGTCGCAGCAGATCAAATAAACTCGATGTATCGCCAATATTTAGCTCAGACAAGTGGCGCCGAAAAATATATTTATGGTAAAGATATTACTACTGCATTCATAAACAATGGCTCTGGTGGACTTAATAATATTATAATAGTTCGCCAGGACAATGTAGAAAGTACATTAGGTGGCACTATTGACTCAGATAAGGAATACTTTATTGATGGCCAGATAGATATGGGAACAACTCAAATAACTGTCCCTGCAGGTGGTATGACTTTAACAGGCTATAATTTTGATCTCTCGGCCCTATATTCTTCTGAGGATAATTATACAATGTTTATATCAGATGTGGGTGGTAGTGGTAATATATTAGGTACAGATTACGAAATCAGAGTAACTGGTACTAACTCGCAGGTCTATGATTTAACAGATGCAACAGGGTTTAATGCTTTTGAATTTGCGAGAGTAAATTACACTGCTTGCACTTCACTAGGTGAAATTACAAACTATCGTCAAGGTTTAGAAACAGGAACAGGCAGATTTGCAGGTTCTCCATCGCTTACCTTGACAGGTACTTGGATAGGTGGCTATCGTATTTCTACCTCTATTGTACGATCAATGAGTGATACTACAACAGAACCATTATTTAAAGCAGGCCCGGGTTTTACAATGGGTTCAAGGTTTGCAACAGATATGAACGTAGATTTAGGTAGTTTGCAGCCATTACTTGATTTTTCACCTTCTAACTTTACAAATCCATCTACTTTACAGCTTCAAGAAATGATTTTAACCAGAGATTTTGTTACAGATCCAACAGATACTAATATTACTCCAAATATATCAGCAAATGATTTAGCTAGTTATTGGAAGCGAAACGTGGGGGTGCAGAATACTTATGTAGGTGGTACAATCACAGTAATTAGCGAAGCATTAACAACTATTTCAGCAGTGGACACTTGGACTGACCTTGAAGGTACTTTCTTAGGTAGTGATTTACAGCATTTTACAGGAAACACAGCAGGGGAATTAACTCATAATGGTATATCGCCAAGAGATTTTGAAATAGATGCTTCTTTTGTTATTGAAGGGAGTGCAAATAAATCTTTATCAGTTAGATTTAACAAATGGGATAATTCAGCAGGAGTTTTCACACCTTTAGATTACACTATACAAACAAGAACTGTAATCTCACTTGTAGGTGGTAGAGATGTGGCTCTTTTTAGCATTATGACTTCTGCTCAGATAGATCAAAACGATTATATAAAAATCCAAGTTAGAAATAATACAGATGCAACAGATGTTACTTTAGAGGGATCAAGTTTTTACAGAGTTAAAGAAAGATAATGAAATATTTTAATCCAAAAGAATACAGAGCTAATAAATTATTTAGAATAAAAGAAGTAGATCTATTTACTTTTTTTGTATCACATGGCTTTAATTTATCTCCATTTCCAAAAAAGCAGAGGCCATGGCAAAAGTCAGAAACTAAAAACAGTGAAGGGTTTTATCTTTATGATACAACTGCCATCATTGATTTTATTCTGCCTAATGGTCGAGTAGTAAGAATTCCAAAAGGCTTCCAATGGGATGGCGCTTCCATTCCAAAATGGGCGCAGGCTATTATCGGCAAACCGATGGGTAAATATGCGCTTGCTGCTTTATTGCATGACTGGTTATACCAAAGTTTAATACTTGGAAAATCCAACAAAGGCAGAAAAAGAGCGGATGAATTATTTTACACAGTTATGGAGCAGCTAGATATTTCATGGTGGCGCCGAAAAGCAATGTATCGAGCAGTCAGATTTGGAGGAAAAAAAGCCTACTTTGATACTAAAAATCTATGGTATTGTAAAACTATATTTGCTCAAGAAACTAAATATAATCCCTGGGAAGACTATAAAAAGTTTTTCCCAGAGGCTTGAGCAAATGCAAAAATTATATTATAAAACAAGCTATTTTTTATTATGTGGATACAATATCAATTGTTAAATTCGGAATGGATCATTGGGAAAAACTTGGAAGCGGCTTTGGTGGTTTCGTTCTTCTTCTTGGCTTTGGATATCATAAGTATATACAAAAACAACTTGATGGACTACATAAAAACATCAAAAAAGAACAAAGCGGAGATCGAGAGCAGTTCGAAAAAATTAAAAGAGATCTCAAAGATGCAATTACAAATATTCATCACATTGAAGTCAAAGTGGCCTATAAAAAAAACCAGTTGGATAAATTCGAGCAGGAGTTGGAAAAAATGATTATTGAATTGGAGGCTCAAGAAAGACTTGTTACAGATAATGCCCACAAAATAGAACTGAATGAGAGAGACGTTTCAACAGTAAAATCTATATTAGAAGACATCATCGGAGATGTAAAAGAATTCCAAAAGCGGTCAAATAACATGGAGATGAGCTTGGCTAAAATGCTCGGCGCCTTGTCAAGAAACTTTGAGTAAAACAAGTTATTTTTACTTATAACTTGGAGCATTTTATGACAATATCAAGACAAGTAAATAAATTTTCAGACCTTTATTATATGGTCAAGGTTAAAAAACCTTCTGGACAATGGAATAATATAGAAGGTCAACTGCCATCACAAACTAATGTTTTCAGAATCACATCAATCAACAACTCTTCTTATTATGGAACTGCACCAACTAATGTTTCAGTAGTTGATTGGGGCCTTGATATTGGTAGCGTAGATAATTCTTTTAGTGGAATTATTTCAAATGATCCAATAGCTAAAATTCCAAAAGTAAACTTCTCCATTGATAATTTAGAATTAATTTACCATCAGCTTTCAGATGCTAATGGGGGCGATCTCAATGTTTTTTATGGCGCCGAAATTACAGTATATATTTGTAATGGCTATGTTCCTGGTATGTTTTGGGATAATATATCCTCACAATGGAAAGATGAGGATGGACAAGTATATCCTGTGCAGATTGCTGATCCAAACAGTTATGGCGGCTCTAGTTATCCAAATGATGACTTTTCTTATAGGATTTTTACAGGTACTATTAACAATATTACCTTCACACCTTCAAAAACTAGCTTCAGCGCTCTTGGAGTTAGTGATAAAATTAATACTGCTTTTGGAACTTTGGCAGGGGTAGATTCAGACTTTAAAACTAGAGGCCAAATTATACCAATCACCTATGGTAACTGGGCGCAGGATGGCGATTTAGCTCCATTGGTGCTTGAGAGGGATTCTAGTGATGTTCCGAGAGTTTTCCTAGACAATCAGCCAATAGAGCAAGTAAACACTCTTAGATTATATGATAAGATCTCACAATTAGATTATAGAGTTGCAAACCAAAGAACAGTTAATAATGATAACAATATATTGACTTTTCAATCAGACGAGGCATCTGCGAACCTTCAAAAGAATATCACATCTGAATCTGACGACTGGGATAATGGCTCAGAATTTTCTAATGAAATAAACACCTATTTCCCAACAACTGAGGGCCAGAAGTTATATCAGTTAAATGGGGAAACTGTCGCTTTTCACACCTGGTGGAAGCCTTTCAAAAATGGAAACAGGGTTAGTCCATCTGATAGTGCTAACAATAGAGCTGCATCGAGAGGCTGGAAAGGTTCAGAATTAGAATCTCATATTTCTACAAGCGAACTATACGAAATAGAAAAAAACATTCAAAAAGCCATAGCAATAGTGGATATCCCTTTAATTCCCGAAGATTTGGCATATGAAGAGAATTATCTGCCAGTTGAAGGCTTACCAGGTGGGCCATTTCCAGAACAGCAAGGAACACAATTAGCTACTGGATCTCTAGAAAACACACTTAAAAATAATGATTCTGTTTTAGAGGATTCTTTAAATAGTAATAATTTTTTTAAGGTAGGAGTTGATTCAATAGATATAGATGAAGCAGATAGTTTAATAAAAAGAAACTCCTCTATTTTTAGATTGAACTTCCAAGATTTTGGATTTACTGGTGAGGTTTTGAGGTTTGATGTTGACTTTTCTTTTCTAGGATATAGATCTCAAAATTATTCTTTTGATGCGTATTATGATAATTTTGTAAAGATTTTTAATATTGATGATTTCACTATTCTTTTAGAGCAGAGGTTTAACCGAGATTGGGTAGATCCAAATGAAACCTTTGATTTTAGGAATTTTGGCGCCGATTTGGCAGCTCAATATGATACAACAGATAAAATAAAACAAGGGATGAGAATCCTTTTACAAACTTTTGTAAATAGATATAATGATGGTGTAAGTCCTACAACTGGCGATGAATTTCCTGCTTATTTGCAATGGAATTATTTTAACGCAACTGCAAGAATCAAAGTATTTGCAGAAAATGGCCTTTGGTATTGGAAGGGGTTAGGCCGCACAAATGGAGCTTTGATTGAATCGCCATCTTCTGTATTTAGTGATATCCTTGAAAAAGAACTTAATTTTACAAATTTCATTGATAATACTACTTCAAGAAGTGATTGGAAAAATGCTCTTTCATTATACGGAAAAGAGCCGAAATGGAGACAATTCGCAAAAGATTTCTGTTTAAATAATGGGATTGCATCTTTTAGCGATTATCTTGGCAATGAAGTAATCTTTGATTTGGAAGCCAAAGAAACACCAGATAGAACACTAAACTTAAATCAGATTGAACTTAAAACTGATCTACAAGAGCTTACTTATAGCTTCACAGATCGAGAAGATTTATACAATGAATTTATTATTAAATTCAGAAGAAACCCTGCAAATAAACAATTTTTAAATATTTTGAGCATAAATGAAGATGAGATTAAAAGTACGGATCCGCTTGTTTTCTATACAGATGATGCTCCTAATCTTCGTTCTAGATGTTCTCTTTCTTCTGGCTATTTGGGATTAAACAATAGCGAAAAGAAACAATTTATCTTTGAAGCGGATGCAATCAGAAACCAAAGAACAGCAGAGCAATTATTACAGCATTTTGTAAAATGGCACACATCAACAAAAGCCATTGTGAAAGTAAATACCATTTTACCAGAAACATACGATTGGGAACTAGGAGAGCAGGTTGTGATAGGCAATACTGTAAATGGTATTCCAAACAAGGTTAAAAACGCACAGTATATTATTACAGGCAAAACAATTAATCCTAATTTCAATGGATCTAGTCCATCAATTAGCTTTACATTAACGGAGATCCCAGAATAACAATGATTCATATGGTTATAGAGAGGGAAGCTATAAGTGCAAATAGTCCAATCTACGGCGCCAATAAAAGAGGCCAACGATGGAAATACAAGAAATTAAGAGAAGACCTAATAAATGACATTGAGAATTTACTAGGCACAGGAGAAGAAGAGGAAAGAAAAGCATTTAGGATTACTCGCCATTGGGGGCCTAGAAAACGACAATTTGATGAGGCTAATTTAATTGGTGGATTCAAAATTTTAATAGATGCTTTCGTAAAAACAGGCCACATTGCAGATGATAATCCAAACTTTTTTAAATGTTATTATTTCCAAAAAAAGAGTCAAACAGGCTTTGGATATATTGAAATCGAAGAGATAGATCCTTATGGCGAGCTTCTTAGTTTATTTCAAAAAGGGGCAGAAAATTTAAAAGTTGAAAAAGAACCCTTGTTAAAAGCAGCAATTGAAAGTAAATTATTGAAACCTTCATAATTAAGTGGAGGATAAAAAGGACTGAAATATGATAAATATCATTCGTGATAAGGTGATAAAGCCACCTCGTGTCGTATTATACGCACCAGAGGGAGTGGGAAAAACTACCTTTGGAGTAGGTACACCCAATCCATTATTCATCTGTACTGAACGAGGAACCGATAACTTTGAAGTTCCAAGAGTTAATTGCGACACATGGCATGATGTAAAAGATGTGTTCTCTTTTTTATTAAAGGAGCAGCATGAGTTCAAGACTATTGTAGTTGATACAGTTGATTGGCTTGAATCTATGATGGTGGCAAACATCTGCGAAGAGAACAGCAAGAAATCAATAGAAGACTTTGGCTTTGGCAAGGGTTACGTCAAACTTGAAGAGCTTACAAAATCTTTTATCTCTGCTTTGGATATGCTAATCGAGAAAGGGATCGGAGTTTTTTTATTAGCTCATGCGAAGATTGAAAAATTTAACGATCCAGAACTTTCAGAGCCATTAGATCGATGGCAAATGAAATGCCACAAAAGAACTACTCCATTATATAAAGAGTGGGCCGATGCGGTTTTATTTGCAAACCATGATCGACAGGTGATCGAAGGGAAAGCAGTAGGTGGATACCAAAGAAAGATTTGGGCCACACATACAGCAGCTCGTGATGCGAAAAACAGATATGGCATACCAGATATGCTTGATTTAGATTATAAAGTTTTAGAACCATATTTTAAAGGAGAAAAGTAACATGGAACAAATTGGACAAAATTTCGGATTCGATCAACAAATCACAAACGAATGGATCGGAGCAAATGCCTCAAGTGGTGGCGAAAAAAGAGAAATCCAAGATGAAGGTAGATATAAATTCGTCATTTCTAACTTTGCAAAAAGGAATGTAAAGAGCGGTAGATATCAAGGGGCGCCGATGGCAGAGCTTGAGTTTACTTTAGGTGGAACAAAGATGAAAACCTGGTTGATTTTAAACATGGATTTCAAGCAAAAGATCGCATCCTTCCTTAAAGCAGTATTTGGAGCAGAGAATCCACCTCAAAACTTTTGGGAGCAGTTAGTAGGCCGAGAAATTGGGATCTATGTGGATAAAGTTGAAGATTCATTTACAAACAATGAAGGCAAGCTGATCAATTTCACAAAGAATGAAGTGAAGTATTTCCTTGATAAAACCTTAGAGCATGAGTGGGGGCCAATTAATAACCCAACAGTTAAGGAAACACCAAAGAAAGAAACTAAAGCATTTGGGGGCGCCGCAAGTCAAGAAACGATTCCACCAATGAATGATGATTTACCATTCTAATTATATTTGGAAAATTGCCCTACATTATATCAGAATTGAGATAGTTTAGGGCATAAAATTTAAAGCCATTCACTATAACTGTTGAAACTTGAGATACTTTGACAATAACCAGGTGAATGGCTTTTATAATTTTTATTAAAGGACTAAAATGAGCTTTCAAAAAATTATTGATGAATATTTAAACACACCTATCTTTAAAGGTGGCAGGAATCATGAGCTGTTCAAGGCTGCTGCTGCTTGCAAGGATGAAGGCTATACACAAACACAAGCAGAACAGGCATTATTAAACAAAGCACAAGGTGATGGACTTCCTTATGGCGAAATCATGCAAACCATTCGATCCGCTTTTGATAGGCCAATCAGTGATGCGCCAAGATTAGAAGGTGGTAACATTGGAGTTAACCTAGATTGGGATGATGATCTTGGGGGCATGCTTCATGCTCCAAAACGTAAAATAGAAGTTTATAAAGCTGAAATCCCACCTCCTTCGAGTACATGGGAACATGATCTAAAAAGATTGCTTTCAAGTGGATTTAACGAGAACGAAAAGATCTGCATTGTAAAAGATCTCATGGAACGAGATGGAAAGCATGTACCTGCATCAAAAGGCACCACAATGAGCGTGGGGCAACTTCTAGAGGCTCCAACAGAAAAGCTACATGAATGGATAGGCCACAATAATGGCGCTTATATGCGTATTAATCCGATGGATGGACAAGATGTAAAAGATGCCAATGTAACTGCTTTTAGACATGTTCTAGTAGAATCCGACACATTACCAATGGAAGAGCAGCTATCTATTTACAGAGAGCTTCAATTGCCTGTAAGTGGTTTAATACATTCTGGTGGAAAATCTATCCATGCGTGGGTACGAGTAGAAGCTGAAAATATTGATCAGTATAAAAAACGATGCGCCTATATTTATGAGATCTTAGAAACGCAAGGTTTCGAAATTGACCATTCAAATAAGAATCCATCCAGGCTCTCAAGATTAGTTGGAGTGATGCGTGGTACGCAACAGCAGTATTTAATTGCAGACAGAAGTGGACAGCCAGACTTTGAAACTTGGGTTCAATGGTGGGAAAAGAAAGCCACAGATTTACCAGATATAGAATCATTTGATAGCATCAAAGCAGAAGATCCAGATCTTGATCCAGTTCTCATTGATGGAATGCTTAGGCAAGGCCACAAAATGCTTATAGGTGGGCCATCTAAAGCAGGTAAAACATTCTGGTTAATTAACTTGGCTCTATCATTACAAGCAGGAAGGCCTTTTTTTGGATTTGGTGTAAAAGAATCAAGTGTATTAATCGTAAACTTTGAGATTGCTAGATCATCTTTTTATAATCGAGTGCTTGAAGTAGGAAAAAAGCTTGGAATAAACGATTATTCAAATTTAGATGTTTGGAACCTACGAGGAAAGAGTGCAGGGATTGAAGAGCTTGCGCCTCAGATTATCAGAAAGATTAAAGATAGAAAGTACGGCGCCGTAATACTTGATCCTGCTTATAAGATGATGGGCCAACGTGATGAGAACAATGCAGGCGATATTACATCCATGATGAATTATTTAGATCAGATAGCTGTTCAGACTGGATGTTCTATTATTATTGCAGCGCATTTCTCGAAAGGTAAACAAGGTGAGAAATCGCCAACTGATCGCATAAGTGGTAGTGGTGTTTTTGGTAGAGATCCAGACGCTATTATTACAATGTCTGAAATAAAAGATGAACAGAACGCATATTTATTAGAAGGAGTGCTGCGTGAATTTCCTGCATTTGATCCTATTGGGATTAGGTTTGATTGGCCTATCCATGTTATCGATGATTCATTAAAAGATGCTCAAGTAGATGGAGATCTTAAAAAGAAAATAAATGATCAAGATATCTACGATAGCTTTTTAACTCTCAGCGGTGGAGATATGAATCAAAGCCTATATTGGAAAGACTTTAAAAAGAGTATAGATATACCAGAACAAAAGCTGAAAAAGCATATAATGAGTATGAAGCCATATGAAGGTTTGCAGATGAGTTTAAATGGAGGAATGGTAGTATTAAAGGAGGTTCACTAGAGATAGTGAACTTTTTTTTATTTATTTTAATATTGCCCTTTGATTTTTGAGAAATGCGATATATATTTAAAACAAGTTAAGACAATAACTGACACAAAGGACTAAACAATGATTTTTACATACTTTCAATTTTCCGACAAACTTATGGATGGATATTCAAATTCAGTTCACTTTAAAGATCTGATTGAGTTTAATGTTACAGATATTTATGTAGGCTACTAATCAAAACAAAGGACTAAAAAATGTATTCAGTAATAGTAAAAACCAAATCAATGAGCGATTCAATCATTTCACTATCTGCTCAGGATTGCGTAGATCGAGCGAATATCTTAGAAAAGAATAGCGGCGCCGCAGTAAGGAAAGCCAAGCGTGAACTAATTAAACATCACTTCGGTGGTGTATTTGATTACATCAAAGTAATGGCAGTATCAATGGATCATTTAAACTAAGGAGCCATCTGAATGTACATTTATAAAACCAAAAATCTAGTTAATGGAAAGATCTATATAGGGCAGCATTGTGGAACAAAACCTTCTTATCTAGGCTCTGGTAAATTATTAAAAACCGCCATAAAGAAGTATGGTCGAGAAAATTTTAAAAGAGAAATACTAGAATATTGCGATAATTTTGATCACATGAATGAACGAGAAATCATTTGGATTGCTAGGTATGATTCTACAAATCCATTAATAGGATACAATTTAGAATATGGAGGAAATGGCAAAGGTAAAGTTAATGAAGAAACTAAAAAGAAATTATCTAAAGCTCATAAAGGAAAAAAACGTTCAGAAGAACATTCAAGAAAAATAGCTCAAGCAAATAAAGGTAAAAAACATTCAGAAGAAACTAAAAGAAAATTATCTGAAATAAGCCTAAACATGTCAGAAGAAACTAAAAAGAAAATGTCTGAAGCTCAAAAAGGCAGAAAAGTTTCAGAAGAGCATAGAAAGAAAATTTATGAAGCTTTTAAAGGTAAAAAACATTCAGAAGAAACTAAAAGAAAATTATCTGAAGCTAATAAAGGCAAAAAAATGTCTAAAGAGTCTATAAAAAAAATATCTGAATCTAGAAAAATAAAAGTTATTCAATTGACTTTGGATGGTTTAAAAGTAAAGATTTGGGATAGCGCAACAGATGCAGAAAATTTTGGTTTTCGAAGGGCGTGTATTTCAAGCTGCTGCAGAGGAGAAGGAAAAACATCAAAAGGATTTAAATGGATGTACCTACATGATTACGAAAAAGGATTAAACAATGACTAAAAGAATCATACTTTCAAGAACAAAAACCCACGAATATAGATACCTTTTTATCGATGGAGAAAAAACAAAACTTATTAGCGTAACGGAGCGTAAAGATGAGCGTTAAATCAGTAAAAGTAATAGCACAAAGAGGTAAAGCAAAGATGGAGTTTGATAGCATAAAAGAAGCTGCTCATGCTTTTGATTGTTATCCAAACTCGATTAGATTCAGCCATGATATGAAAAAACCACATAAAGGATGGTATTTCACCATCGAGAAAGCCGACTCTAAAAAATGCAATTCATGTGAGACAGTATTAGCAACTCCGAAAGATGACTACTGCACGAAATGCTACTATGAAGAACTTACTGGAAAGCCTATGTTTGAATCTGAAAAAATGGGCCTACTCCAAACACCGACTATTATGTACCAAGCAAATGGGGAATAAATGAAAGATATAAAAGGACTAGACGAAAAAAGATTAATCAAAGCATTCCATCTTGATAGTGCAGAAATCTTTAAAATTAATACAATGCCAGAATTCAAAGAGGATCTATTAACTCTCCTGGATGATCTTGAATACTACAAGAAAGCCAATGTAAAGCTAAAAGCAGGCTTTATTCCTGTTCGTGATAGAGTGCAGCCAAAGGTTAAACCTATCGAGATGAAGAACATTAAAACAGGCGAGAAGGTGATATTTGAGAGCGCTTTCCATGCTGCTAAAGAGACTGGGTTTAAACAATCCGATATACTAGCAATGAGCAGACTAAGAAAACACAAGATTAATGATTTTGAATGGCGCCGAATAGAAGGCTATAAGGTTTGCGTAGAATGTGGATTCTTTGGAAAAACAAAAGGTAATTTCCCACAAAATGGAATCCAAAATAAAAAACAATGTTACAAGAAAATATGCAAGAAATGTTATAACAAAAGATCAAGGTTAACTGGGAAAAGATAGAGTTTTAAAATGGAAATCAAAGTAAATCAATTCGTAAAAATAGCCGATATTTCAAAGCTAAAGCAAGTCTATTCTATTGACGATGTATTTGTAGAGGTCTGGTGTGGTGGTAATTTGGTAAAGTTCAAAAAAGAATACATTGAGTATTCCGTTGATGTAGATACTTGGCATTTTGGGGAGGTAGAGTAATGAAGATATTTAGTAGATACACAAAAGAAGTAATTTATGAGGCTGATCTACCCACCATAAGTGAAGTGGTAGAAAAGGCGGTTAGCGAAGGAGCTGATCTTGAAGGAGCTGATCTTAGAGGAGCTGATCTTGAAGAAGCTAATCTTAGAGGAGCTTATCTTAGAGGAGCTTATCTTAGAGGAGCTAATCTTAGAGGAGCTTATCTTAGAGGAGCTAATCTTAGAGGAGCTAATCTTAGAGGAGCTAATCTTAGAGGAGCTTATCTTAGAGGAGCTAATCTTAGAGGAGCTGATCTTGAAGAAGCTAAAAACATTTTGCTATTTAAAGCTAATTCAAGTGGGAGAATGTTTTATATAGTAAATGGTGATGAAATTAAAGTCCAAGCAGGTTGTTTTTGGGGTACAATTAAAGAGCTAAAAGACAAGATAGCTAAACAGCATAGTGAAGACACACACTGGGATTATTTAATGGCTTGTGATTGGGCAGAGAGACTTTGGGAAAAGGAGGCAGGAAAATGAAAGATATAACCCATTTAAGCGAATCGGTTACATTTAGTTATGAACCAAAATTGTATGTGAATGTTTTTGGTTCTGCGTATCCATTGAATGAGGATCAAGTGCATAAGATCTTTGAAGGTTTGTTTAATGGTTTGAATGACCATTTATCGGTTAAAGAATTTAGAGACAAGGTAAATGAGGAGGCAGGGGAATGAATCTATCCAAGCGAGGTACTTCGATCTTATCTATTCTAATTAACGATGGAAAATTCAGAACAGCACCAGAAATAGCCAAGCACATTGGAGTAACAACTGCCAGGTTATATAATTGGGATCTGAAAGCCATCTGGCCATTATGGGCCTTAGAGCTAGTAGGATACAGATTCAAAGCAAACAACAAAGAAAAACTAAAGAAGTGCGCATCTTGTAATCAAATGCTGAAAAAAGATGCCTATCATAGAAATGGCAAATATTATAGAATAAGCTGCAAAGAGTGCAGAAAAGAACAAAGGAAAAAGAAATGAAAGTATTAGATGGTATTTACGAAGGTAAAAAAGCGATAGTTTACTCAAGTTTATTAGGTGGTTCAACTATATCAATATCAGTCAATTTGTTAAAAGTTGAAAAATATAATATGCCCAAAGACTTTAAGAGCATCAAATTAATCCATAAAGAGAATGGCAAAACAACTGGACAAAAGCTGATCATTATTATTTTAGCCTTGACCATGATAGGGATTCCATTAGCTTTATTATTAGCTTGGCTTTGGCAGGGAGCTACATTTACAGTAGGCATGACCACCAAAGAAGGCTCTAAGTTTGCTCTAAAAGGTGAAGGAGGCGAGTGGACACATTTTAAAAAATACATTGGCAAAGGTGAGGTTTTGGAGTATTAATATGGAAGATCGGCGCCGAAGTTTAGAGATTATTGAAGAATTAATCTTTCAAATGAACCACAGAATTACATCAAATAACACCTTCCAAATGGAAGTATCGAGAGATCCAATCTTACTAGAAAAGCTCTATAATGATCATCCAGATAGATGGTTTAAAGTGATGAGAAGCTACTTATTGAGATTAAGATCTTACTATATGAGCTACTATTTTTTCATTACTGATGAGCAATTTCACGACCTGGAAAGCCAATTATTGAGCTACCTAGACAAACCAAAGTTTAGCCGAAATGACCTAATTTATAGCATCACAAATCAAGTAGATCAATGGGCTAAAGTAACTCAAACAAGAATATTAGATTTTTCAAAAAGGGGACTTGAAATATGAGATTTAAAAATTTAAATTTTACCAAAGATCCTTAAGTTCTTTAGGACTTATGCCCAGGGGCTGGATATTTCTCGTGTAGCGAGAAAGAAATATACAGTCACTACGGTATAAACTCCGAAAGGGCTGCCGCTTTACAAGCGCCCTTCCGAAGCTTATTCGCAGTGTTTGTATCTTCTAGGATTTAAGTAAGGTAAAATTTACTTCTAAACATTTATGTAAGCAAAAGGACTAATTAATGCTTAATATTAAAAAAGAAGAGTGGCATGAATTGCCTCTCGATGATAAACTAAACACATTATTTGAAGCAATAACATTGCTACAAGGTAATCAAAACAATCCATCAAATTTGGCGCCGAGTAAACCAAAAAGAGAAAAGTGGGATCCATCGGATTCATTTGAAGTTTTCATGGAGAAGTCTTGGAAAGTAGCTGAAAAAGGAATTAACTCTAAATTAGAGAAAAAGGGATTTGATAATAAAACCCAGGTAACATTTAAAGAAGCATTTGAAAAGGCTAAATCAGATAAAACATTTATGGAGAATTATAACCTTTGGATTAAGGGTGATAAATTTAAAAGGCCTACAATGTTTTTTGAAGGTCACAAGTGGGGATTAAATCACTTGGAATTTGGAACTAATGGCGAATTTATGAAAAGATTTAAAAAAGGGGCTAAATAATGGAACAAGTATATCATCCTTGGAACTTGTGGGAAGACCATAAAAATGGTTTTTATGACAATATTTCTGGAAAGAATAGAGTTGATTTAGAAAACAAAGTATTTGAATTATTTGAGAATTCTAGAATTTGTGAAGACTATATGTTTAGAGTCATAAATGAATGGAGATATTCTTGCGAACATAATTTATCAAATAAATCAATGAATAGAATAGCTTATATAGGTCAAGCAGCTTGTTGTATTTATGGTGGTGTTCCATCAACAGTTACAATGGATTGTTGGTCAAGTTTAGACAAAGAAGTTAGAGAGAATGCTAATAAAATAGCAGAAAAAGTGCTTTTATGTTGGGAGTCAATGTATGCCGAAGAATAGATTAGAAATAAATGTACATGAAGCATCAAAACAACGGATTGAATATGCTTTTGATAATTTTGAGAAAATTTATTTATCATATTCTGGTGGTAAAGATTCGACAACAATGCTCCATTTAACGATGGAAGAGGCAATAAAAAGAAACACAAAAATTGGAGTGTTAGTAGTTGATTTAGAAGGGCAATATAAATTGACTATTCAACACATGACTGAAATTTTAAATGAATATAAGGAGTATATAGATTTATATTGGGTTTGTCTTCCTATACATTTGAGAAATGCAGTATCAGTATATGAACCTTTTTGGATTTGTTGGGATGAAAAAGTAAAAGAAGAGTGGATTAGGCAGCCTCCAGAATGGGCTATTACAGATTTAAATTATTTTCCATTTTTTCAAAAAGGGATGGAGTTTGAAGAATTTGTACCAGAATTCGGAGAATGGTACGCAAATGGCAAAGAAACTGCTTGCTTTGTTGGTATAAGAAGTGATGAATCTTTAAATCGATATAGGACTATTACAAGTAAAGTAAAAGAAAGAAAAGATGACCTATGTTACACAACAAAAGTTACTGATAGTGTTTATAATTTTTATCCCATATATGATTGGAGAACAGAAGACATATGGATTTATCATGCGAAATTCACAGATAAGTCATATAATAAATTGTATGACATGATGCACAAAGCAGGTCTTTCGATTCACCAACAAAGAATCTGCCAACCATATGGAGATGATCAAAGAAGAGGTTTGTGGTTGTTTCATTTAATAGAACCAGAGACATGGGCCAAAGTAGTAGCAAGAGTAAATGGAGCAAATTCGGGCGCTTTATATATAAACGAATCTGGATCAATAACAGGTTATAATTCTATAAAAAAACCAGAAGGCCATACTTGGCGATCTTTTGCTGAATTGTTTTTAAATTCAATTCCAGATGTTACAAAAGAACATTATTTGAATAAAATTTACACATTTGAAAAATGGTGGGAATCTAGAGGTTATCCAAATGGGATACCAGATGAGGCTCCGCAAGTTTTAGAATCAAAAAAATTGGCTCCATCATGGAAAAGGGTTTGTAAATCGTTATTAAGGAATGATTATTGGTGTAAAGGATTAGGTTTTACTCAACAAAAAACAACTGCATATAAGAAATATTTAGAGTTTAAAAAGAAAAAAAGACAAGAAGAAAAATATCTACAAAAGGACAAAAAATGAAAGAGCTAATCAAATCAATACAAGAACATATTTTAAATTTAGAACTTGATGAAAAAGTTGATTTTATAAATGAATTAAAAATGGGATTACATGAAGTAAGTCCATTTAATACAGAACCAGTCGATTGTGTTTTATGGGTTAAAAATGAGACAGTTCATGCAAATGATTATAATCCAAATTCAGTAGCGCCTCCAGAAATGGAATTATTAAGGCATTCAATTTCTCAAGATGGATATACGCAGCCAATTGTTTCAATGATTGATGGTGATACTTCAAGAGAAGTAATAGATGGATTCCATAGGAATAGAGTAGGTAAAGAATGTAAAGATATTCAAAAAAGAGTTTATGGTTATTTACCTGTTGTTACCATAAGAGAATCTCAAGAAGGTATTAATGATAGAGTAGCTTCAACTATAAGGCATAATAGAGCTAGAGGAAAACACAAAGTTGAATCGATGAGTGACATTGTAGTAGATTTAAAAAAACGCAATTGGAGTAACAAAAAAATTGGCAAAGAATTAGGAATGGATCCAGATGAAGTTTTGAGATTAGCTCAGATATCGGGATTGCAAGAATTATTCAAAGATCACGAATTTTCAAAAGCTTGGGATGATAAAGAGGACTAAATTATGTATAAAGTTAATTACACATTCAGACAAAACAACATTACTCAAATGGGATCTTTTGAAGTAGAAAACTGCTCATTTAATGAAAATGAGTTTTTTACAATAGTGGATTTTTGTGGTGAGAAATCTTTATCTATTTTGCATTTATCCAAAGCCCCAGAGGTTTATGGTAAAACAATCTACCTAAATGTGAAAGAATTTGATTTCCCAATCGAAAGGGATTGTATTGATTTCGAAGTGATCGCAAACAGAAATGGAAATGATGAGACAGTTAGGCGCTATGAAGAAGCTTTTGATTTGTTAAGCGCTTTTAGACAAAAAGGATTAAATCATGTATAAAGTTAAATTTGCAATGGAAGGGCAATATACAGCATATGGGAGTTTTGAATGCAAAACTTTCGTTTTTGGTGAATTCAAAGAACAATTAACCTTCTGGATTCTACAAAAAGATTCAACAAAAAATATCCAAAATCAAACTATTGAATCATCAAAAATAGTAGCTTATCAACTAAAAGAGAAACCGTTGATTAATGGGGAAAATGTATCATTATCCATTTATGATATTGAACATTATAATTATCCATTAAGCTCTGATGATTTACCTTTTTCTGTTCATTATTTACTTACGGAGTTAGCATGATTGGATATAGAGAGGAACAGCTATTAGAAAAGCTAGATCAGATCATCGCATTACTTGGAGAGATTAATTTAGCAGGCCAGGGGAAAGGTGAGCGTAAAGCAGGATCTCAGCGACCTAAATACACTAGAGATATGGATCTCAAGCAATTTGTAGCTCAAGGCCTTCAAACTACCTGCATGAGTTATCACAGTAAGAATGGAATTATGCCACAGATCACCTTAGAAGAAGCCATTACCAAAGCGCAGCATGATGATTACTTCATGAATAATTATGGAAGTTGGAAGCGTGACGAATCGACAGAAGACAGCAGGCCAACAATTTATTTGCAAGGTGGGCCAAATATAGCTAATTTGAAATTTGGAACTATTGGAGCATTTAAAAAGCAGGGTTATAATAAATGAATGAAGAAGAAGATGATAAAAAAGATCTAATAGATGCAATTGCTTTTTTTATTTTTTTGGGTATATTTTTAATTCCAATTTTTTTACAATTAGGCTCAAAATAAACTATTTTTAGGGGTGGCGGCCTTAATGTGCTTAATTTTACTTAGTCCTTTTGTTAAGCAGGCCGCCATTTTTTATAAAGGACTAAAAAGGACAAAATCATGATTTATATAATTTGCTCGATTTCATTGGCCTTATTATCATCTGTATGGTTGTTTGGTTTTTACAAGATCCATCAAAATACAGATTATAGACAATTTGAAGAAAAAAGAAAATAGAGAATAAAAAATAAAGGACTATAATGTATAAATGCAAATATTTCAGTATTGAAGAGCTAGTATCTCCAGAGCTATTTGAGATCATTGGAGAAGATAAATGTTGGGCATTGTTACCAGAGATAGTCAAGTATAATCTTGATAGAATAAGAGAAGAATACTCAAGCGCCTATGATGATGCAATCAGAATCAATGATTGGCACATGGGTGGAAATTACAAATACTCTGGTGTACGTCCTTATAACTGCCCCATTGGCGCTAAAAGATCAAGGCACAAACAATGGTTTGCTTTTGATTTAAAGCCTTGGAGTGGTGATATAGAGAACCTTCAAGAGATCATCAAAAGGTTTGATTCAGATTTTAATCTTTCCAGGGTGGAAAACTTTGATTATACACCATCCTGGTGTCACATTGAGATTCATTCGGATTATTATGTGAACAAAACAACTTATTTTAACCCATAGTTTTAACCCTTGGCTGCCGACATATGCCCTCTCTCTAATTAAATAAATGGCAGTCAAGGGTTATTATTTTAAACAAAGGACTAATATGTACGATTTAAATCAATTAGAAAAGAATGTAATCACTTGGCGAAAGGTTAGAGGCCTGGATCAATCGACTTCTAAAGATGCCTTTATGAAAACAGCAGAAGAGTTTGGTGAGATAGCTCAAGCATTAAACAAACAGAACGATGAATTATTGATGGATGCCATAGGTGACACATTAGTTTGTTTGGTGGGCCTGGCAGCATCAAAGAACATGACTCTAGGGGAGTGCCTACATTATGCCTATGAAGAGATCAAAGATCGCAAAGGTATGCTAAAGGATGGATTATTTGTAAAGTATAGCGATCTATCAAGAGCCGACCAAATTGAGCTAGATAAGAAACTAAACAATGAAGAGTAATGTCTCTTGGTGGCTGGGTTATGTACTATGCTGCTTAATGGTTTATATATCTATTCACAATCTGCTCACATCTATTGACAGATACAGAAGACAGAACCATTGCCATAATGTCAAAAGCAAACGAGGCAAGAGAGGAAGTAAGTAGTAGTGCATGTATGCGAATATATGCATAATTGCCTTTTTTAGCCTAAAAACAGCGTTTTAGGTTCTTCCATAGTACCATGCTGATTGCCGTACCCCTCCT